ACCCACGGTGTAGATACTCAATGTTAGTGTCATCAACTAATGAATGTTCACCACGTATGCTAAGTTGATTCTGACTTACTTGTACTGTTATTTCTGCTTTGCTAAAACCAGCGACTGCCACTTCTATAGCATACGATGATTCATTATATCTTATTATATTATATGGTGGGTAATTATTTGTTACTGTTGAACGTAATCGATCAAATCCAATCAATACTCTACTTAAATTGGCAAATGATGATGGGTCAATCTGTGATTTTACAACTGTCATGTCATGTTTTCCTCCTGCAACAGTCAGTACAACTATCCGAAAAACCGGATAGTTGTATTATTTTAAATTCTCAAAAGCTGCCTATGCGGCAGTGAAAATTAAAATTAAACCATTACACTTCTGAAAATTCACCCTCGATAGTATCATCAATGTTAGCAGATGTAGTATTTTCAGTAACACTTTCAGCTTCTTGTTTCTTAGCAAATAAAGGAGTTGATGCTTCCATCAATGCTTGAATCACTTCATTGATTTTTTCAACATCATCACCGTTGGTATGCTCAGTAACGGTGGCAATAGCAGTTTCAATTGCCGCAACTTCCTCATCTGATAACTTATCTTTAAACTCGGTAAAATCTTTTTGTATACCATTCAACTGTGCTTCGGCATTGTTGCGAGTTTCAATTAATAACTTTGCTTTAGCGTCAGCACCGGCATTCTCTTCCGCATCCTTGATCATGCGTTGAATTTCATCTTCACTAATGCCGGAATCGGACTTGATAGTGATGTTATTTTTCTTACCAGTGCCCTTGTCCATTGCTGAGATATGCATAATGCCATTTGCATCGATGTCAAATGATACCTCAACTTGTGGTGTACCACGTGGCGCAGGTGCAATCCCCTCTAAGTTAAATTCACCTAGTTGGTTATTGTATTGGTATATATCACGTTCCCCTTGACCTACTTTAATAGTTACAGCAGGTTGGTTATCAGCAGCGGTTGAAAATACTTGACTTGCCTTGGTAGGGATAGTGGTATTTTTTTGAATGATTTTGGTAAAAACACCACCCATTGTTTCAATGCCTAAACTAAGTGGTGTTACATCTAGTAACAATACGTCAGTTTTATCACCTGATAATACAGCACCTTGAATAGCAGCACCAGCGGCAACTGCCTCGTCTGGATTCACGTCTTTTCTAGGTACTTTGCCAAACAATTTCTCAACTGCTTCTTGTACTTTGGGCATACGCGATTGCCCACCAACTAGAATAATATCGTCAATTTCGTGAACTGACAGGTTGGCATCTTTGATGGCAATTTTACATGGTTCAATACACCGTTGAATCAAGTCATCTACTAATGATTCAAATTTGGCACGAGTGATCGTAATATTAAGATGTTTAGGACCAGTTGCGTCGGCAGAAATGTATGGCAAATTAATTACTGTCTGTGCGGTGCTTGACAGTTCTACCTTTGCTTTTTCTGCTGCTTCATTTAATCTTTGTAAAGCCATGACATCAGACTTGAGATCAAATCCAGATTCTTTCTTAAATTCATCAATGATATAATCCATTAATCGTTGATCAAAATCGCATCCACCTAAAAATGTATCTCCATTAGTTGATAAAACTTCAATTTGTTTCTCACCATCGATATTTGCAATTTCGATGATGCTTACATCAAATGTACCACCACCCAAATCAAAAACTGCTACTTTACTATCTTTATTATCAGCTTTATCAACGCCATACGCTAACGCAGCGGCAGTTGGTTCATTGATGATGCGTAATACTTCTAATCCAGCAATTCTGCCAGCATCAGTAGTTGCTTGGCGTTGTGAATCATTGAAATATGCTGGGACGGTAATAACTGCTTGTGTTACTGTACCACCGATATAATCTTCTGCGGTTGTTTTCATTTTGCGTAGAATTTCGGCAGAAATTTGAGGTGGTGCCAATTTCTCACCATTAGCTTCTACCCAAGCGTCGCCATTGTCAGCTTTGATAATAGAATACGGCATTAGGTCAATATCTTTTTGAACAGCATCTTCGTCAAATTTCCGACCAATGAGTCGTTTAACGGCATATACTGTATTTCTTGGGTTTGTTACTGATTGTCTTTTTGCGGCTGCACCGACTAAAATTTCAGTGTCGGTATATGCTATGATAGATGGGGTAGTTCTGGTACCTTCTGAATTTTCGATAATTTTAGCAACTCCGTTTTCCAGGATTGCAACGCACGAATTTGTAGTACCTAAGTCGATTCCGATTATGTGATTTTTGCTCATTTTATTTCTCCTTATAATAAGCGAGTTGGTTGGCAATATGCCACGTATTAAACCCAGATGGCATTTAATACAGATTTATTTATCTTTTTTCAGTAATACTGAGAAGTTTTCAGTATTATGTATTTTAGCAATTAAGTAATTAACTGTCAATTAATTTCTTTACTGATAGCGATGGATGACCATTTTTGAAGTTTAATCAATTTTTTAGCAGCGGCATCTTTTACTTTTTCATTACTGACGATGTCAGTTTGGATCAATAATTGAATCATTGCCTGAAGGTCACCAAGTTCTTCTTCGAGATGTTCGCGGTTAGATATGCCATTCCATTTTGTATCAAGCCCAAATCTAAAAACTTTACTAATTGCTTGTATAACTTCAGCAGCTTCTTCTTGAACGATGCTCATTATTTGATGTGATTGATCTTTCATTATGAAAATTATCGAATATTAAATTAACGTGCGGGGATGTAGGTTAAAAACCCACCGTGCTACGGATAGCACGGTGGTAGTAGCTAATTAACGTCTACGAGTTGGTAATACTTCTTTTTCTAGTTTTTTTCTTAGTCTAGCTTTAGCGGCACCTTTGGCGCGTTTTCTAGCAGTAGTGGGTTTTTCGTAAAATTCTTTCTTACGTAGTGTGTCCAGTTTACCGGATTCTTCGACTTTCTTTTTAAATCGTCTTAAAGATTGGTTAATATTTTCACCTTCTTTAATGTACACACTAGTTCTTGTCTTACTCATCATCTTCTCCTGTGTCTTCAGTTGAGTCATTTAAATTGTCAATTAGCCAATCCAAATTAAAAATTCTATTCTTAGAGATTAATTTGTACGGTGTTAATTCATCATTGGTCATGTAATATACATTTGGATGTGCTAATAAAAATGTGATAAATTTACTAGTTATAGCATTACAGTTATCCACATCGATTATTACTATATCACTCATGTAAGATACGCATATCAGCCAATCTATGTCAATTTCATCATTTTCATATATAAAAATGTTATAATCGTCCACACTCTTACTTAAAATAGTTTGAAGCTGTTGTTTGACAGGTAATGTTGGGCAAACTAACGCATAATTCAAGTTTAAATTAAATATTTTATCAGGTGGTGTTATTATCGTAATCTTTCCAAGCATATGCCCTTCTCAAAATTGATATTCAATGTATGGTTATTTAGGTAATTAGATACGGTTGAGGGATACTTTTTGAACCCCATCCATTCCAATTGCAAGAGCGGCTGCTTTTGATAAGTCAATAATGCGATGATGTGCATATGGACCACGGTCATTTATTTCTACAACTACAGCGCGATGGTTTTTTAAGTTTGTAACTTTAATTTTAGCTCCAAATGGAAAACTTTTATGTGCAGCTGTTAATTTTCTAGGATTGAAGATGACTCCACTCGCCGTTTTTGGCTGGTGCCGAAATCTAGGTCCAGATTCATATCCATACCAACTAGCAAATCCAATACTACCAAGGGGAATGCTGCCTACTGGTTTAATATGATTAACTGCTGCTACTTTGACTTTCTTTTCAACTGCTGGTGCTTTAACTTTTTTTATATTTGGAACAATAACTCTTTTACTAGCTTGAAATTTTGTATCTGATTTCTTTTGAAGATTATTATCATTAATGGAATTGGTAGTATGCGAATTTGCAACTGCCTCGGTTTGTGCTGCTAAACTAATTGTTATAATCAGTGGTATAAGTGAATAATTCATTTTTTCTCCTTTCACTTGGTGTGTTTGATATTTCACAAATCACATTACATTAAGGGAGATAACTGCCGTGGGGTGCTAATCCGTTTGTTAGTGGCGTTTTCTCCATCAGACATAATAACTGTCACTCATTATGCTTTTGGCGAGTATGGCTTCCCGACATTCGGGTTTCTATTTTGGCCAAGACCCGCAGGGTTAGTACAACTTAAATCTAACCCAACCTATCTTAGTTTCTTTCGAAACGGTACTACTATTTATCCATTTTTAATTAAATGTGCGTAAAAATGAATTATTTGCTACACATATTTAATATAGTGGAATAATTTTCAAATGCTTTTTTGACAGCAGGAAATTTCTCACATAGCTGATTTTCTAACATCTTTTGTTCCATTACCGTATTAAATAAATTAAAATGACCTCGGTCATGCATATTATTAAATACTTGATCTTCGAATTGCTGTAGTTGTTTAATTCGACTTTCAGGTATCTCTATTGTATACAATGGTTCCATACTAGCTACATTAGTTGTCATGATTTCATTGTAATTCTTCTCATTGGTGAAGAATGCCGTTGAATCGTTGGACACCCCACATTTCTTGCTATTATTTAAAATGGTAATATTATGTCTAGCTAAAAATTCATCAAAAGTTTTCATAAAATTAATTAAGTTAAGTGATGTGAAATGATAGTATATACTATCATTTCACTATTGTCAATTAATTAGCAAAAACATTTTCAGAGGCAGATGTTATTTTAGCACCACACTCATACGTATCATTTAATCTACCAATTCTTTTATTATTGGCATATACATTTGGTGAAAATGTAGATAGTTTTGGTACTGGGTCATGCAATTTACAATCAGACCCATCATTGTGGTTGGTGACCTCATCACCTTCCCTGACAGCACCAATTGAATTAACCAACACATCATCGGAACCCTGATTAGTTGATGTTACTAGCGGTTCTTCATTGCAATGACCACCTGTTTTAGCTCCGTGCACTGTATCAACGGTATCCTTCGCAGATTTTCTAGCTACTCCAGTCATTAAATTATAATACCAGTCGTTGCTTTGGTGTATTGTGCCGCTGATTCTTTATCAGATGGTTCAAGTACTACTACCGTGGCTTTTGTAATCTTAACAGTTTTTTCTGGGTCAACCGTGAATAAATAAGGCACCATGCCAATTCCTTGTTGGCCCATAGTTAATACCAATGGCCTAGCTACCTTTAGGAACAATTCCCGCTCTTCTACTAAGTGCGCAATTAATTCTTCACCTGATGTTAATTTAATAGTAACTACATCACCCGCACTTACGCCTTTATCAATTATCATGTTAATTCCTCAATGAAACATTCGACTAATGTACCTGAACCAGCTAATTCTTGAACTACTGCTTCTAAACTCATTAGTGTTTCGGTTGAAACTAATTGTTCTTTTGTGTCGCTATCTTTTAATAATTTA